TAGTGCTGCGTTTGAAATTCTAATGGACAAGTCATTAGTCTTTCTGTTGCAGATGCTGCAGTTGTTTTAGCGTCTACAATAAATATACTATTTTGAGTTTTGTGATAGAGGAGAAGGTCATACATTCCGGTGAGCATGACCTTCCCCGCTCTATCAGTGTGAGGCATATGTAATCTTATGCCTACTTCAGAACCTAAAAATCTGAAGTGATCCTGCTTCAAAAAATTATCCACAGTCACACCACCGATGTTTAAGTTCATTGATATTTCATACCATGCTTTTGCACACGCACAGTCTTTTCGTTCTCTTTCTAATACCTTATCTTTAGACTCACCTTTGATACCTATAGATTTGCATACCTCATTGAGTTCGTCTAGTCGATCTTTAAGCATTTCTTCCATAGCAATAGATGCTACTTCGGGGGTGTCTCTATACAGTTCTAATCTTCTATGAAACCATGAACCACGAGACAATGCTTTAGACCAACGAAGAGCAGGTGATAACCCCATTCTTCTAGATAAATAGTATTGGAAGGGACAATGCAAAACCCCCTCGTAGTCTGAAGATCTAATGGAAGGAGTCGTATCAACGTAACCGTGATACTCCATAAACTTCTGGGCATCTTGCCCACGACCTGTAGGGACAGGTACGTTTTCTACTTCTGGGGGCATTACTTTTCTCCTGTGTTATATTGTTTAACCTCGATTTATCCAGGTCATTACTCTATCTTTAAGCCACATTCCACAAACGAATGAAGCTGCACATAAGACTATTGTCAACCAAAAGCCTGCTGCTGATGCTAAAAACATAGTTCTATTCCTTATACGCTAGCGACAAGGTTCCAAAGTGAACGGACAGCTCCTGCTACCCATGTAACTCCGTCCCAAGCAAATGGGAGTAATGCTAAAGTGATAAGCATGCTACGGTTTACACCGAACTTGCACATCATATTTGACATCATATCATTCTGACAACAATTATCTGATTTACTCATTGGATAACTCCTTTTTGAGTTTAACGACACGCACCTGACCAAAACATTTCATTGCCCAGAGTGCAGAAATTACTCCTGATACTACGATGATCGGGAGTGCAATATAGTGAAAGTACTCTTGTAGTAAAGTGTTAATAAAGATTAACGCTATCCCACCAAGAACAGCGTACCAACCTTTACGTCCACCGGATACTACGAGCAGAGCAATTCCACCAAGAATAGAAATCCCCCCAATGCCACTAAGCATTGAGAGGTTATTAGGTATGGAGGATGTTACTGCTTCCGTAACGGTATTCTGTAATCCACCCGTCTGTTGTGTATTGAAGAGATTATCAATACCACATCCTCCAACAAGAGAAAAGAGTAAAATTATAAGTGTCTTTTTTATCATACGAATTTGAGTAAGAGACTAAGTATACCAGAGAATACCATAGCTGTGACACCAGATATCATGTACATTTTAGTCTTTAACTCAGTAATAGATCTATCAATATGACCGAGACGTTTGTCCATCATATCTAGTCTATTATTAGTACGATCTAACTCGTTAACAACTAATCTTTTATATTCACCCCACCCATTGGTGCCCCCTGCATGGGTTTCCCATGGTCCTTCAGATGACATTAGCCACCACCGCCACGACGACCACCGCCACCGCCACCGCCACCAGAGAGGCTACCCCCACTAGATTTAGGTCTGCTAACACGTTTGAGTTGTCTTTTTCTTCTTTGTCTTTGGGAACCAGCTGCAGATGAAGATCTATTTGTTTTCTTTTTAGCCATGATTAACCGCCTTTACCACCAGGTTTTAGTCTACTAGTTCTTTTACTTCTTTTAAGAGAAGGAGTTTTTCTTGTGCTTGATCTCATCTTTTTCTTTCTTTTAGATGATGCACTTGCAGATTTACCAGTTCTTGCTTCTTCGTTTTGTCTACGTCCCATTAATATTTCTTCGCTTTTTTAGTAGGTTTCTTATTAGTTTTTTTCTTTTTCTTTTTTTGATACAAACTAGCACCGCTTGGATTAGTTCCTGAAACTCTGCCACTAGTTCTTCTTGGTTTACCACCAGTTGAACCTGCTGCTGGTCTTCTTCTTGGAGTTGATTTACCTTTACTATACATTAGCCTACAAACCTTCCTAAAATCATTGAATTAGCAGGCAAACTATCAGCTGCCTGAACACTTACTACTACACTAGTACAACCTGAAAGGTATACACTAGTACGCTTAAACATATACCAAATCTTACCACTAACATCATATTTAATAGGTGCTAGAGTTCCGTCTGTTTGAAGTTGAACAGTTTCACATTGTTCAGTAGTTTCACCAGCATTATCTTTAGCTACCCATGTTGCTTCCATGTTTTGTAGTGGTATCCATAGGCATCCATCAGTTGGATCACCGAAGTTGGTTGAGTCTACATCACTTGGCCATTTACGATTTGTACCTGATACACCTTCTTTTATAGGTACTTTACCGTACACACCACATTGAACAGTGTGATCACCTAATGAACCTGCATCATCTTGGCAGATAAACATTTCTAAATTTAATCCTGCGCTTGGGACAATGATTTCTTGTGAGTTAGTACCTTGACCACCCACTCCATCAGTGTATGCAGCGACAAGAGTATTAGGTTCGTTCCACTTTGTGTCTGCTACAGATGCAGCATTGTGAACAACGAACATGTTTGAACCCCATGATGCTGCTGGTGCACCAATTGCGGGTTCTGATTTTATAAATGTGTTATTAAATGCCATTATTAAATTGCTCCGTTTATCAGTAGTCGTGCTACCCAGATAGCACATGCTCTTCTATGACTGTAAGTTTTTCCGGGTAGTAAAATCAGTTCTGTTTTGTACTCTCTCATAAGTCTCATGAACGCATCGACTGCAGCAGCAGGTGAATGTACATTCTTGCAAGGTCTTTCCATTTCTAAAGGAGTTCCTTCGAGCATCACTACTGGATGATCGCATGCGTCCTTTAGTTTTGTCAATGCCTTTATAAATCTTACTCGATCCTTTTCATTAAGACAGTTCTTGGCAATCTCACGCAGACTACCTTTACGCTCGATTATAGTCTTACCTTCATGCCCACGCAACAAATAGTCACCTGCATCTAACTTATCCTGCACAGTATGGAGTCTTACGGTGACTATCCGCTGCTTATGTGGGGGTGTACTATCATCCAATACCTTTAAATTTGCTGGAAATGTTAAAGGTTTTTTCTCCCGTGTATCTTGAACAATAGTCCACTCTTTTTTCAAATTAACTTATTCCTCTTTAATATCTGCTTAATATTTTGAGGGGCTTGAGAAAAGATTCTACCTATATCCGAGCAAGAAAAACCTGATTTATAGAGTCTTAAGATCCTATTTTCCTTCGGACCACCCTCCTGTATTGGAGCATTGTAAGGAAGTTTATTCTTTTTTGCTAGGGCATATAGTTTTTTATTACTCTCTTGTAACTCTTCTGCTACTTGAGAGATGCTATATCCTGCGTTTAATAATTTAGTTGCTTGTTCTTTATTCATGACCAATCGTATATTAAAGGTATACTGTTTCCGTAATATTCAGAAATCATACTCCAATATCCTTCATCTTGCACGTAGTCTACAGCATCTTCTACTAAATCTACAAGTTCTTTTTCTGTTTCATCATCTTTAACATCAAAGTATATCGCATCATAGATGTTTAAGAACATATGAATCTTTGATTTAGGAACATTCAGACTAGCCATTGATTTATGGATGTAACTTTGAATGCTCACTAAAACATTACTCGCAGTAGTTTGAACAGGGAAGTTTACAATTTCATTAACTTCGTATTTGTCACCGCCCATAAAGTATCTCGACTGTCCAGTAAAAGGTATTTCAACTCTACCCTTTGAGCTTGCTGTTTTAATAAGTCTCTCTTGAAAATCCCATAGCTTAGGTCTATGGTGTTTACGATTCTTGACAATCTCTTTACAGAAATTTACATCTAGTTCTGTGCCTGACATACCAAGCACTTGTTTGCGTATAACATCAGGACCAGCACGGAATAGGTCAGCAAAGTTAACCATCTTACCTACTTGTCTTTGGTCATGAGTACATGTAGTACCTCCGAATACTTGAAGTGCTCTGTCTGTATGCAAGTCTGCGTTATTATTGTAAGCATCTATGAACGCTGGATCTCCCGATAAGAGTCCAGCTACACGCAGTTCTATCTGCGATAAGTCCATAGATACTATCTTCCCTTCTTTGAATCTACTGCATATACACTCTTTAATAGTGGGGGGAAAGGTTTGGGCAGATGGTTTCTTACAGGTTATACGACCCTGTAAGGTCCCTCCACTTCCACCCGCATCATTCTTTGCGTATGTTGGAGTAGCGTACCAAGTAGGATAAGCTATATGTCTACCTCTTGAAGGTATAAGACATGATGATTTGTCTGTAGGTTTATTTCTTCTATACCGTAGTAATGGAAATGTATAACTACTTATTATTTTTTGTGCTCCTGCATGCGTCTTTGCTGCATCAAATACTTCTATAAGTTCATTGTCTATATTACTGACAGCACTTTGAACTTTTAATTCGTTCTGTAATTTATTTCTGTTAGCTTCAGTAAAACTCACAAGTCCTTTTGCTGGCGTGAGTTCCATCTCATCTCTTATCCAATCACCTATTAGATCAATTGCATCATCCATAAGTTGTTGTTTTGCTTTACCACTTCCTTCACCTTCGAGTGGGTATCCCATCTCTTCTGCTTTCTCGTTTGCAATTTTACATTGTTCTAGTAGTGACTCTTCTATCTTAGATAACACAGGAGCATCCATACATATACCTGTTTCTGACATACGTATGATTGTCCATAGTAAATCAGAATAAAAATTTAAACAGAATGTAGATAGTTTATCCGTGCCAGGGAAATCCCGCTCGATTCTACGAGCGAGTTCCCTGACGGCAAGGACTGTATTATGCGTATCTTGTGCGTTGTATTCGTAAAGTAATGGGTCGTTTATAGATTTAAATCTTTGTTCTTTAAGTGTGTTTGTATATGAATGTGTTCGGAGTATTGGTCCAAGATTCTTTAGGCTTTTCTCTGGTCTTGTTTCATCATGTAAGTAATTAATTATTGACAGGTCTATAAGTTTTTGTTCTGTTAATACAAATTTAAAGTATGGATCTTTCCTTAGATATTGAATATCAAATGGTAAATTCATTCCTATGATATGAGTTGAATGTTGTAACCATCTTCTTAATCTTTCTCTATCTTCCTTCTGGCTCATATTGAAAGTCATAGTCTCTTGCGGACTTAAGTTCTTCAAGCTCACACAAGATGGCTCCTCCAATACTGATAATGATTTTTGCAAGCTTCCTTGCGTCGTTGTCATTGATCCCTCTTGAGGTTTCGATTGAGTTGTATATAGATTGTTTTGACACTGGTCTTCCTTAACTAGTGTTATCGAGGCTGAAATTATTAAATCAATAAGGTCTACATTATCCGTATGCATAGACCTTGCTGGATGAAATACAGTCTGCTGAGGTAAGAGATTGCCTCTTGTCCCTTCCTCAACAGCACCATAAGTCTCTATGTCCAGACTTATAATACGAGTATCCATTTTTAATCCTCATTAAGTTTTTCGAGATCGTCTTCATACTCCATGAATGCCTCGATACTTGCAACTGTGTTTGCTATGTCTTCTAATCTTAAAGTGGGGGGTTTAACGATTACGGGTATGTCATCAAAGTTTTCTATGTATGAGAGCATTCGATTGTAATCTAGTTTCATTCTAATAATTTGATCTGTTACTACTTCTATCAGTTCAAGCATTTCTTCTTTTTGTAATAGTAAAACTTCTATCTCTGCTAATAGTATTTGTACTTCGGGATGTTCTCTCAAATTTGTCATTTAGGGGATCTAGAAGGAATGATTACGGGTTTCGAAGGTGATGCCATTGTGCCATCTATACAATCAGATAGTAGTTGCATGTGAGAGTGTACACTATTTATGTGATTGTTGTTGCGGATTACTGCTGCAGGATGATAAGTACTAAATAAATTAAACTCCCCCACTCCAGTTATTTTATGTTCTTCTTCTGTATATGAGTTGCCATTTAATGTGAATGATTTAGTTAAAGACATCTTTGGTATACCTAATATATTTTTATAGAAGGATGTAGTTGCAGGTGCACCTAACGTGAGAACATAATCAGGTTTAATGTATTGTAAATCGTCTATTAGATACTGATTACACTCTACAAAGTGTCTTGGTTTAGGTGTTTCGTTGTTAGTTGTATGACATCTAACGCCATTACCTAGCCATATTGAACACCTAGATGTTAAATTAACACCACCAAAGTAAGCTTTCTTTAGTATTTCACCGCTTCTACCTATAAATGGTTGGTTAGCTTGGTCTTCATTCCAACCAGGATTTTGTCCTATAACTAATAAAGTTTGTCCTTCATTAGAGGAAGAGTATAAGTGTGTTTTTATACCTACACTCTTGGCTTGTTCGTGTAGTTCACATTTTGTACAGTCTGAATTAGAAAGAATTGCAATAGAGGGCACAGAAATCTCCTATATCTTTACAACCTGTTACAGTTCTGATCATAATTTCAAAGGCTTCCCAAGCAATAGTATCTGCTTTACCATTTAATCCCGATTGAAATGTTACTACGTCATGATGAATAGATTTTTGATCTTCTTCATAGAATAAAAATTCTACATCGAAGTCTACTAGATCTTTAAACTCTGATCCTTCCCAATGTACTCCGAGGTCGCCTCTAATATCGCAACGTTTTCTAGAGTCTATTTCAAAGGTAAGTTTTCGTTCTTTTGTTTTTGAATCCTTAAGTGATGTGGATGTCAAATGTGACATGTGTATTCTCCTGTGCTGAGTGTTTACATTAATAATTCCTTAAGGTGCAATTGCATTCTAAGGGTTCTAAGACTTTTATCGAACTTTGATTTGTCCCAATTTTTAGTTATTATCTTAAGTCCGATGTGATCTTTAAGATCATTGATTGTCATTCTGATTGGTATATCTCCTTCGAGAGAATCTACAAACATAAATCCTACTCCTGCATCGAATAGTGCATCTAGTCTGTAATACCATTCAAGTATATTGGAAGGTTTTATATGGTCTAAATGAACAAAGTCAGATGACACAGCAAGTGCTTGTGTTATAGGAGAGAGCTTACAAAATATATCCCCTTCTGATCTTTTCCATTCATCTTGTTCAAAAAGTGGGGGCTCTGTTGTATACTCCCAACAGACTTGATCACTGTCTTTAATACTAGATATGTCGATGTTATAATGTTCATTGTCCATAATTTTATTATAGTTAATTGGAGATAAAATATGAGTAATAAAGTAGAAGGCCTAGGAGATATGATTCAAAGGTTGACTAAAGCAGTCAAAATTCCTACTTGCAGTAAATGCGAAGAGAGACGGAAAAAATTAAATAATATGTTTCCGTTCAAAAAAAAAGGTCAGACTCATCACGAGGACAAGCCTGACCGTTAAAGGAGGTTTAATAATTAATTCCTAGTGTATCTGCAGCTGACTGTGCAGAGCTAAAAGATTCTTTATTAGTTAATTCAACTAACTCATTAGAAAGAAGTGTAATCTCTTGGTTCGTACGCACTAATTCCTCTGTCAGAATATTGCGATGTTCTTCTTTCTTCCGTATTAAATCCAGTATCGATTGTTTCGTGTTCTTTGAAGTCATTTATAAATTTCCTTAGTTTACGAGTTTTATCTGATAGAGAGAACTGATTAGCATCTCTCCAATGTGATGTGTATGCATTGAATAAACAGTAACCATTACGGTCTTTAAATTCATGATGCTCTGGATTGTTCCAGTGTTC